GAACAAACGATTTCACAGAAGATTCAGATCGGCGCGAAGGCTACTGGCTTGGTGAAACATACGAAAAAGCAGTTAATGCGTTAGATACGACCACATATATAGGAATGATTTTAGGGCTTAAACAGGCCTCCTTTTCGACAAATGATTGGCATGGCTATTCAAGCGCAGATGGAGGCCCAAAGGCATCAGAAACTGGCCAGTTTATCTCTCAGGATATATCTGCTCCTGCTGGAAACTTCAATCCAGTTTCATCAACAACAGAATTATTTAAGTTTGTTGGACTTACCGCAAACGGATCTGAAACACAGAGTAGAGTAAAAGTGTCAATTAAAGATATTCGTATTCCGTCTGCTCAGGAACAATCGGTTAATCCTTATCCGACATTTACAGTCGAATTACGACATCTTAAAGATTCAGATGTAAGACCAGTCGTTCTAGAGACTTATTCTGGCTGTAATTTGAATCCAAATTCTTCAAATTACATTTGTCGTCTTATTGGCGACAAATATGAAGAATATGATTCTGCAACCCAGAGATTGATTGAGTATGGTGATTATGATAATCTTTCAAAATATGTTCGCGTAAAAGTTAATGCAGCGATCGCCGCTGGATCAGAAAATTCTGCGTTAGTTCCCTTTGGAGTCAAGGGCCCTCTTCGTTATAATCCTGTGAGACACATCTCATTTGAAAATTCAATTGCTCCATCTGACACGCCAGTAACAGGCGGCGCCTTTTACGAAGCCGGCAGCCCGGGCTCCGGATATCCCATGAGCATCGGTAGCTCGCTATTGCACGGTGAGTTCCCAGCGCTATCCTTGATAGTTTCTTCAAGCGATATGGGCTTCACAAAACACAGAGATGCTATTTTTGGTGTTAATTGTTTAGAAGCCGGCTCAACAAACCGTTTTGATGATAGTACAATTGATTTGATTCGACAGAAGCCACCGAGCATTAGCAGTTTCGTTCCCGGAACATATACACAACATCAATATGTGTTTACCTTAGATAACATTGTTATTTCTGGCTCTGGAACGGATGGAGCCGGCGAGACCGCGGCCGCAAACAGTATTACCGAAACAACGCCGGCCATTCATGTTTCTGGATCTAGAGCCGGCAAAGACGCAGCTGGAAGACAATCCTATACTGCTCTTAGTGGAGCAGCTGCTTTAGTAAATACTAGAAAAGTTAATAAATTTACTACTGTGATGCACGGCGGCCAAGATGGGCTAAATATTCGAGAAGGCGATCCTTTCCGCAATAGCACACTTGACGGTTCAAGATCATGGACCGGCACCACCGACTTAACAAATTATGCTAGACATTCAATTAATCGCGCACTCAACATAATTTCAGACGCAGAAACAACTACATATGATTTGGCTGCGATGCCAGGTGTTACAGTGCCTGCATTCACAAACAAATTGATTGAAAATTGTGAAGAGCGTGGGGATGCTTTAGCTGTTATCGACGTTGAGAATGATTACATTCCAGTTCATGAAGGCGACGGATCTAGCACTTATCCAATACTTCCAAATGTTACGACTGCGGTTAATTCAATGCGAAGCAGAACCACAGATTCAAGCTACGGTTGTGCTTTCTACCCATGGGTGCAGACTCGCGACGTACCTTCGGGCCAGATGCTTTGGGTACCTCCTTCTGTCGTCGGATTAGGCACTTTAGGATCCTCAGCAGCTAGAACAGAGCTTTGGTTTGCACCAGCAGGATTTAATCGCGGCGGCCTTTCACAGGGAGCCGGCGGTATTGCGGTAACAAATGTAAGAACAAAGCTTACTTCGCAGCAAAGAGACGATCTTTACGACGTTCGGATTAACCCGATTGCTTCATTCCCAACTGAGGGTATTGTAGTCTTTGGACAGAAAACAATGCAGCTGCAACGCTCAGCTCTAGATAGAATTAATGTTCGTCGTCTAATGATTTTCCTTAAGAAAAAGATTTCACAGATTGCAAACACGATCTTGTTTGACCAAAACGTGCAAACAACTTGGAATAGATTTAAGAGTGAGGCAGAGCCTTTGTTGAAAGATGTTACGGCAAAGTTTGGCTTAGAGGATTATAGACTAATTCTAGACGAGACAACAACAACGCCTGACTTGAGAGATAGAAACGTAATGTACGCTAAAGTATTCTTGAAGCCAGCGAAAGCAATTGAATTTATTGCAATTGACTTCTTTATCACCAACAGCGGTGCAAGTTTCGAAGATTAAAATAAATTAACAACTAATTATAAATGATGTATAATCATACAGGAGACAGAAAAAATGCCAAGTAATTTTTGGAATAATGAGACAATAGAGCCGAAAAGAAATTTTAGATTTTTGCTTTCAATAGGTAAGTATGCTGACGCACAGTGGCTTGTAAAAACTGCTGATAGACCAAAAGCATCAATTTCCTCAGTCCCCCACCAGTTTTTAAACCATACTTTTAATTACCCTGGAAGATTAATTTGGAACCCTGTTAGTATTACATTAGTTGATCCGGCCGGTGCACCATCAGATACAACTAAGACAATTGATGATTTTCTAAAGCAGTCTGGTTATACGCGCCCAGGCGAGGACAACCCGGGCACTGCTGAGGCGTCTTTCTCGGCCGCGGCCTCAGCGATAATCAAGGATAAGGCGATTAATCAATCTTTAGGATTAGTTACGATTGCAACTTTAGGCAAAAGTGCCGGCACAACAGGCCAAGTTGGCGATAAAGATCACGCAGATAGATGGCAATTGCATAATGCTTTTGTGCAGGGTGATATTGACTTCGGATCTCTAGATTATGGTAGCGAAGAATTATTAACAATCAGTTTTACACTCCAATATGATTGGGCTACGCTAGATAAATCCGGTGACACTGGCCATAAGTAAACCAATAAAATATAAAACCAATGAGGATTAAATGACAACTAGAGATAATAGTGCACGATTTACTGCACCAACTCCAAATGTCCAACCTGAAACTGAAGAAGAAAATCAAGATGCAGTCTCCATTCCTGGGGGTCTGCATTTTGTTGCTCCAACTGAACTAGTTGAGCTTCCCTCCAAGGGTCTTCTCTATAAGGAAGGACATCCACTTCATAACCAAGAAGAAATTGAAATTAGATTAATGACAGCCAAAGAAGAAGACATATTGGTTAATAAGTCTCTTCTTAAGAAAGGCGTCGCACTAGACAGAATGCTTCAAGCTATTATTGTCAATAAGAGAATTAAGCTTGATGACCTACTGGTAAGTGACAAAAACGCTTTGATTATTGCTGCCAGAACTTCTGCTTATGGTGCGGATTACAAAGCACAGTTTAACTGTCCTAATTGTAATCTTGTCAACGAATATACTTTTGACTTGGAAGATAAAAAAATTAAATATCTCTATGAGCACGAAAGAGAAGACGTTCGGGTTGCAGAAAATGGCAACTTTTTAGTTACACTTCCAAAAACAAAAGTAGAAGTAGAATTTAGACTTCTTCGCGGCGCAGATGAAAAACGCCTAGTAGAAAAAAATAAGAAAAATAAAGGTGTAGTACCCCTTACAGATCAATTTAAATCTTTTATTGTTGCAGCCAACGGTGTAACAGATAGCAACTTGATTTCACAGTTTATTAACGTAATGCCGGCCTATGACTCTAAGTTTTTAAGGCTGACATATGCCCAAGTCGTACCTGCTGTTGACTTAAAACAGTATTTTGAATGCTCAGAATGTGACCATTCCCAAGACATGGAGGTGCCCTTTACTGTGGAATTTTTTTGGCCTAGATCATAACTATCAAAAAGCAGTTTACGAACAGGCATTCGCATTAAAATATCACGGTAGCTGGAGCTTCATTGAGGTGTATAACCTTCCTGTTGGCCTTCGCAACTGGTTTGTTGAAAGATTAAAACAACAAAAAGAGTTTGAAGAAGAAGAAATGGAGAAAGCAAGAAAAAGTCGTTAAGATAGCTAAAGCTTGACGGTCTTTTATTTTTATTGCTGTACTATTTACTAATATCTAGGGGATACAACTATGGAACCTATCACAATTGACTTGGCAGAATACAAAGTTCTTAAAGAAATGACTTATCGTACTTTCGGAAAGAAGATGAAAAACATCCTAAGCGCGATGTTTGGAAATCAAAGTGTACCGATGACAGTCAAGGGCTCAAAAAGAGAAGTTGATAGTTTTATGGCAGCCTTAGTGAGTGAGAAAAAGTATATGTCTGCTTATCTGGCT